GGCTCCATCACTTGGGGCGAACGCTAATCTAAAAAAAACGATGGCTTATTACCAGCTTCCCCATGAAGTGGGGCAACGACAATATGTCGTTGCAAGCGGCGCTAACGCAGGCACAGTTCTCCAAGAGGCTGGTGATTTCCCACTTGGGCAAAAGATGGGAGCATCCGGTATCCCCGTCGTTCTGCCGCGATTCGGCGGAGATATGCCGGTAAGCTTTTACAAAGAAAAGCCCACTGAAATTAGAGGCGATTTATTCGGCAACCCAAGAGTTGAACAAAGCCTTAGTCTGTTTAATTACACGGATGATTACGATCTCCGCGAAGACATTTACGTTAGTGAAATTCAAGGACTGAATGAAACTGGCGAAGATGATCTAGAGAGTGCTAAATGGAGTCAACTTCAAGACGTGCTGGTAGAGTATAGCCCGTTGCCTACTGGCTACATTCAGCACGATGCTGCTCGACGCGCTGTTCGCATTGAACTCGCCAAGGCAGGCGGCGGTTTTCAGCGCGTAAGGATTAGCACCAAGAAGCGCTTCCGTTACCAAACAGGTCGTGTTATCCGCTCATCTGTATGTCTGCAGATGAGCTTGGCAGAATTGCCTGCATGTGAAAAGCTATGGGGCATTGGTGACACCCTGGATGGCTTCTTCTTTCAGGCAGTCGCTGATGGCAGTGGTGACAATTTCCGCATTGTCCATCGTCGTTCATCAGGCGATGGTCTCCCTAAGGAGACCATCGTCCCGCGTAGCCTATTTAATGGTGACAAGCTTGATGGCTCAGGCAGCAGCAATGCCTCAATTGATTTCACCAAGAACTGCATGTACTTGGTGGAATGGGGCTGGTACGGCGCCAGTTCAGCCCGTTTCTATGCCTTTGTTGTAGATGAAGCGACAGACCTCCCTGTAACAGTCTCCAAAACTCCTAGAGGTCGCTGGGTGTTGATGCACGAGCTGCTCATCCCTGACAGCCTGAATGCGCCAAGCCTTGGTACGCCCGCGCTGCCATTTACCATTGAAATCAGCAACAGCGGCTACCTCGTCGAGCCTCAGTACATCATCAAGTATGGACTGAGCCTCCAGATTGATGGAGGGGAAAGCGAAAAGGCGGACATGCACGCCGCTGATCTTTCCGAGGGAAGAGACATTGGTCCAGTGCTGGGCGGATCTGAAGCCGCTCATTATTTCCCATTGTTTGCTCTACGCGCAAAAGACTTTGCTCCTGGACGCATTCTTAACACGTTACAAGGACTTCCGAAGTCTTTGGACGTAATGAGTAACTATCGGACCGAGCTTGCGATTATTCGTGATCCAGAGTTTGGTTCGATGGACGAGGAGGTGGGCCACATCAATGGCACACTTCCCAGCGGTAGCGAAGGTGGGTATGGCCTCACAGAATCAATATTGCAAGGAATTGATGAAAATGGCAATGTAATTACATTGCTTACCGAGCTGCCAGAAGGGCTGCCTATTTCAGTGGAAGATCAATACGACACTACTGATATGGGCACACTGGAAGGTAACTTTGTCATCAAGCAAACAGTGTCTGGCAAAAAGCTTGGCACCTTTTTCATGGCTGCCAATAAGCCAGAGCGTATTGAGCTAACTAAGATTTATGACTTAGTAAGGGAAGCGATCACAACTGAATATGACAGTAAGTTTGATTTCCCCATTGTCAACGAGAATTACGAAATCACAAATATTGCCGGCGACGGTACGCTGACACTTAATCGCAAACACACGCTTGAGACCGGCTTCCGCTTTGTCATTGGTCTCACCACTTATTACATTGTTGCCACTCCAGGAGTGAGCACTATCCGCGTCAGCACATCTCGCGGAGGCGCGGTCTTCACAGGCTTCTCTGGAGTTGGCATTGCCGCCGGAGCATTCGGCACTGCTTATTACGACTTGGTGATCAACCAAGCAATCGCTTCTCGCGCACGCCCCATTGATCAAGGCGCAGTGGTATTTGCAGCACGTCGAGTGGATGATGCTTTGCTGCCTTATTCACTGGCGGAGAAAGATGCTCAATGGATGAAGCTCTATAACTCGACCACGACAAACACGTATAATGTGGTTAGCCCAGCGCCCGAAACGCGAGTGTTCTTGAACTACGGGCTGCGATAGAGCAAAAGCATGGCAAACGGCAGTTCTATTATTAACACGTCTCCAAGCGGTCTCCCCGTGGAGCAAGAAGATCGCGCCTATGCATTCTGCATTGGCACTCAGATCTTTCAAAACCCCTCGCAGGAGCCGCGCAATGGTAGGTTCAGTTTCAAGATTGAACCTGCATTGTTTGATGTGACCGTCAGCGGAAATGCCGTTGGTACTACCGCCATCGGACTGGCTACATCTGCAAATATTTCGACGGTTTCCACCTGGACTGCTGCGAACGAGATTCGAGACAATGGTGCAAACTACGGCATCTATTCAGTTAGCTTCGCAGAAAGCACCAGTGATGGACAGAAGGTAAATGTATGCTGTGCTGGCAACGCCATTGCTTCAGTCGTCAAAAACAAAGTCAGCACGTCTACTGATATTGGTTTCGATACTCTGACGATTTCAGGGCATGGTTACGCAGTTGGTGATGCTGTTGTTATTTATAGCGGATCAACCCCCACTCCATTGCAGAGTGGTGTCACTTATTACGTGATTCCATCCGGTGCAGATAAGATTCAACTGGCGTCAACAAGAGCCAATGCGCTGGCAAGTAGCGGCATTGATATCACGGTAAGTGGAGGCCCTGTCTACCTCAAGAGCGATGACATTTTTGAGATGCGACGCAATGGACTCAGTGGCGCAGTGGACCTTTACAGAAACAATGCTGCGATATATGCATTCAGTGGCACCACTGCAACCTTGAGGCCATTCTTTTGGACGAGGGAGTCTAGCAATAGTGCTACGATACCAGTATTCAAGGAAATTAAAGTTAGCGGGGCTTCCTGATCCATGGCGCAAACGCGATTGATTTCGGATCTTGTTGAGCTTGTAACGCCCAACAATAACGATGTGTTTGTCGTTGTAGACAATACAACCAATCCCTCGCTTTCAGTTACGAAGCGTATTAGTTACGCCAATCTGAAGGAAGGCCTTCAAGATATGGTCAATTTGCTAGTGTCTGGTGGCACTGGCATCAATGCGTCGTACAACGACGGCAGCAATACGATTACGCTATCAGTTGTTGCTGATAGCACTGTTCAGCGCACTGTTATTTCATCTGGTGGCACCAATATTGGTACACGCCGCGAAATCAACTTTATCCCCGGTGCGTCCATTGCCCTCTCTGGCGTAGACAACGCAGGAAGCAATCGCGTTGATCTTACCGTTCGCACCACTGCGGTATCAACAGGCACCAGCCTAGTTGGCAGCGGTGTCACTTATGACGTTCTTTCTACAGCCGCCACTCTTGGAGATGGTACTAAGGACTTGCGGTTTCGTACAGTCAAGGCTGGCAGTAGCAAAGTAGCGCTGGCTTTGGCAGATAGCAATAATTCCATTGCCATTGACGTGGTTCCCGGTGAAATTAACATTAATGATTTAAACACGGCATCGCCTCTTGCTATTGGCCTTGGTGGCACTAATGCCACCACAGCATCGGATGCGCGAAGCAATCTTGGCGCAGCCAAGGCTGGCGATAACGTTGACATCACAAGCCTGTCTGGCCTGACCACTGCCCTGTCAATTAATCAAGGCGGTACAGGTGGTAACACGGCTCAAGTGGCGCTGCGTAACCTGCAAGGCCTCAATAGCGTAGCCAATGTTGCCACCGCTGGTCAAAGCATTGTTGCTAGTGCGTCTTCATTAGTCGCTGGCAGCTATCGAGCTGAGTTGCGTGGTATTCGTGCCGGCAGTAGCAAGATTACCGTTGGTGTGGCTGGTAATGATATCAGTATTAACGCTAATTCTGATTTAATTCTTGGCGATGCATCACAAGATGTCAATCTAAACGGATATAAGCTCACGAATATTGGTTCGCCGATTTCGTCCACTGATGCGGCAACAAAAGATTATGTAGACAGTGTCGCTCAAGGCTTGGTGGTTAAAGAAGCTGTGCTACTGGCGACGGTTAGTGGACAAGTTGGCACTTACGTGACCAGTGGACAAACATTTACTTACACGGCAACTGGCACTCCTTCCATCGATGGAGTGGGAGTTACGGTCACTGGCACCAGAGTGCTGTTTAAAAACCAAGCTACAGCAAGTCAAAACGGCATTTATGAGCTAACCACTCCCGGTGGCGCTGGTGCTGGCGCAATCTTTACTCGCGCTACCGATTACAACTCTAGTGCTGAAGTAGAGGCTGGAAGTTTTGCATTTGTATTGAGTGGCAATACAAATGCTGGTAAGCAATATGTGCAAACCACGCAAAATCCGACCCTGGATACCAGCGCGTTGTCATTCACAGTATTGAATGATTTGGCCATCCCGGACAACAGTGTTTCCAATGCAAAACTGGAGCACATGCCAGCATTGCGTGTCAAAGGCGCTGTTGTTAGTGGCGCACCGCAAGATTTGACTGCTGATCAAATCATTCAGATTGTAAACAGTGGCGGCACTACTGGCATTAATCCCAGCAGGATTGCGGATGGCGCTCTTCCTTCGACAGTCACTGTTGCGAGCGCCAATATTGTAAACGGCTCGATTGTCGATGCAGACATTAATGCATCGGCTGCGATTGCCGACACCAAGCTTGCAACGATTAGCACTGCCGGCAAGGTAAGCGGCGGCGCAATTAACAGCGGCACAATTAGTGGCTCCACGGCGATTAACACGAGTGGAGCAATTGCGACAACTAATTCTGTTGCTGTTGGACAATCCGCTGCCGCTGCAAACACAAAGCTTGATCTAGCGGGTACTTATGCTCAAACTATTGCAGCGATTGGCGCCTTAAATATTGATTGTTCGACTGGTAATTATTTTACCAAGACAATTAATGGTAACAGTACATTCACGGTAAACAATGTGCCTACCTCTCGTGCCTATGCGTTTACACTAGAGCTAACTCATACCAGTGGCACAGTGACTTGGTTTAGCGGTGTGGAGTGGCCTGGAGGGACAGCGCCGACCCTGACCACCGGCAAGACGCACCTGTTCATGTTCGTGACTGACGACGGTGGCACCCGCTGGCGTGCATCCAGCCTGATCAACTACACCAACTGATAGCGCCATGGATCCGAATACAAGAGCACTGATCATGGGCGCTAGTGGTGGCGCAGCGGAGAAGGTCTACGTCGAGGATGTGTTCTCGACTTGGCTTTACACCGGCAACGGCAGCACGCAGACGATCACGAATGGGATTGATCTGGCAGGTAAGGGGGGGTTGGTTTGGTTCAAGCAACGCAATAATGCTTCCGGGCATGAGCTTGTTGATACCGCCAGAGGTGCCGGCAAAAAATTAAGAACAGATGCTACCAATGGTGAAACAGTAAATACAGATCTCACTAGCTTTACATCTAGTGGTTTTTCGCTTGATTACATTACTGGTGGCGCTAATGTTAATGCTGGCACTTTTGCCTCCTGGACCTTCCGCAAAGCCGCAAAGTTCTTTGATGTGGTGACTTATACAGGGGATGGAACAGGAGGAAGAACTCTATCACATGCTCTAAATGGCACTATTGGCGCAGTAATTGTAAAAAGAACTGACTCAACAGGTGATTGGTATGTAGCTGCAAGAATAAGCTCTACTCAGTATACAGTAGGGGACAGCGCAGCTCCATTGAGACTTAATGCAACAAGTGGAGGGGGATCTGGTTTTGATACAGCACCGTACTGGAGTAGTACCACATTTAAGTTATCGGCATTCTGGAATGAAAGCACTACTGTAAACGTCAACGGAGCCACCTACGTCGCCTACGTCTTCGCGCACGACGCTGGCGGGTTTGGCGATAGCGGGAATGACAGCGTTAGCGCTTGCGGCAGTTTCACTACAGATGGCAGCGGAAACGCAACAATTACGCTGGGCTGGGAACCGCAATGGTTGCTGGTAAAGGCAAATGCCAACGCCACTAACTGGCGATTAGTCGATACAATGCGCGGATGGAGATCTAACGCTACAAACAACGCGGAAATTGGAATTAGCGCAAACAGTAGCAGCCCAGAAGACGGATCACTGGCTACCGCCTATCAGTTAACTTCAACCGGCTTTAATGCAACAAGCCTAGACAGCTCTACACCTTACATCTACATCGCCATCCGCCGTGGGCCGATGAAGACGCCCACCGATGCCACGAAGGTGTTTGATTTAGCCACATACACCGCATCGACAAACCCTGAAGTAAAATCCACAAATCTTGATTATGTAGACTTTTTCTTTAATAGAGACCGAGCTAGTGCTTCAACACTGGCTTGGGACAGGCTAAGAGGCGGCAAATACCTGAGGACTGAAGTAACAAACGCAGAGGCAGATACAGGCTCCAACCGCTTTGACTACAATAAATCAGTAAATGTTTATTATTGGTCAACCGGAACCCAAGTAAATTGGATGTTCCGCCGCGCCCCCGGCTTCTTCGACGTGGTGGCGTACACGGGGACAGACGCAAACCGCATGGTGAGTCACAACCTTGGCGTTGCGCCGGAGTTGATGATCGTAAAACAGCGCAGCGGCACGGCTCCATGGGCTGTCTACTGCTCTGCATTAGGAAATGGGCAGTTTCTTGAAATGGATTTCTCTGCAGCTAGCACGTCATCGGCTTTGTGGAATAACACAACACCAACTTCAAGTGTCTTTACTGTCGGAACAAATGGTCGCGTCAATGTAAGCCCTCAAACGTACGTCGCCTATCTCTTTGCCTCTCTTACAGGGATCAGCAAAGTCGGCAGTTACACCGGTACTGGCACCACACTGAGCGTTGACTGCGGCTTCACCAACGGTGCACGGTTCGTGCTGATCAAGCGCACCGATAGCACGGGCGACTGGTACGTCTGGGACACTGCAAGGGGCATTGTCAGTGGTAATGATCCGTACCTGCTGCTCAACTCCACAGCAGCCGAAGTCACCAACACCGACTTCATCGACCCGCTGAGTTCTGGCTTCCAGATCAGCTCTACCGCCCCTGCCGCCATCAACGCAAACGGTGGCACATTTATCTATCTCGCCATCGCCTGAGGCCAGCCATGGAACTCCGCAACCGCACCACCGGCGCACTGATCACCGACCAGCAGCTCCGCGCCGACAACCCCAACATCTCGTTCCCTCAGGTGCTGACGCCTGAGATCATCGACAGCTTTGGCTACGACCCTGTGCTGGAGGGTCCACAGCCAACGCTTGTGCCTCCCTACCAATACGCCCAGCGCAATGGCGTGGTTGAAGTCGAGGGCCAGTGGTTCACGCACTACATTGCCGGTCCCGTCTTCCAGGATTACACCGACGACGAAGGTATCGTTCACACCGCTGCTAAGCAGTACGAGGCTTATTGTTTTACTAAAGATGCTGAGCATGCCAAAGCAGTACGTGACGACCGCAACCGCAAACTGGCCGAGTGCGACTGGACGCAGCTTCCAGATGCTCCAGTGAATGCAGCAGCATGGGCTGGTTATCGCCAAGCACTGCGAGACATTACTAATCAGCCTAGTTTTCCTTGGGACATCATTTGGCCTGAACAGCCTGCACAATGATGAAACAAAGCAAAAAAGCCTTAGCGGCTCTTTCCACGCTAAAGGTAAGCCAAAGCGCACTCGTCAAGGCGATGGCCAAAACAGCAAGCCTTCCCATGGCCGTAAAAAATTACGAGGGCAAGGTAAGTAAGATGGTAGCTTAAGAGGCTTTTGTAATGGGACAAATTAAAACTAACAATGAACAATTTGAAACAGGCATTCTGGCTGACCATCGCGGTCAGCTTCTCGCCGTTGGTCCCGATAGCGGCACTGTAGATGCTTTTGGCAGGGCTCGCACAAGCGAGCCTCTTACATTATTTGATTCCACATTGCGTTATACAAAACGCACTGACCAATGGAACGAAACAACAAGCGGTAGTGCTGTCGTTAATTACATTGAAGCCCAAAGTAGTGCCAACTTGGTTGTCACAGCAGCTAATGGTGACAGCGTGTTGCGTCGCACGAAGCGACGTTTTCCTTATCAGCCAGGCAAGAGCCTGATGATTTTGCAAAGCTTTGTAGGCGCCACTCCCATTGCGGGCATCAAACAGGAAGTTGGCTTTTTTGATAATGACAATGGTGTGATGCTGAGAGTGAATGGCACTACTATTCAGTTTGTCATTCGTTCATCTGCTTCTGGCAGTCTTGTCGAGGAAGTAGTGGATCAAAGTCAATGGAATATCGATCGCTTTACCGATTTAGATATCAGCAAAGCCAATATTTTTGTTGCCGATCTAGAGTGGCTTGGCGTCGGTCGCGTGCGCTGCGGTTTTGTAGTGAATGGAGAATACAAATATTGTCACGAATTCAATCATGCCAACTTAATTGATGGCGTCTACATGACAACGGCTATTTTGCCGTTGTCCTATCGCATTGAAAGCACTGGTGCAGCATCTGGTGCAACGCTTAAGCAGATTTGCTCAAGCGTGATGAGCGAAGGTGGTTATGAGCCCACTGGTCCTATTTATCACGTGGGGCGTGGTGCCACTGGTGTGGCCAGTATTAATACTGAGCAAGTGGTGGCCGGCATTCGCATGGCAAGTGGTCGCACGGGCAATGTAATCATGCCTGTGCAAGTGGATGCATCAATTGAAGGCAACACCACTGGCCAATGGCGTCTTAGGCTCAACCCAACGTTGTCTGGAGCATCATGGACGGCCTCGGCTAATGGCCGAGGCAATGTGGAAACTATTACGGGTGTCACAAGCTTCTCTGGCGGCACCGTGATTGGTGTGGGACTTATTGGCAATCGAGGAGCATCTGCCTTTGAGGCGGCCCATTCCATGGCGCTTACGCTTGGTGTGAACGCCAATGGCGCGTCAGACGAACTAGTGCTCACTCTGGAGGCTGACACTGCCACCAAAGGCACGGGCATCATTGGATGGCATGAGCTGGTTTAGAGTTTAGGCTGGCTCCTCCATCCTTAATGGTTTCCATGGAAGGAATGCATCGCAACTGGCGCACGCAGCACGTTGATGCAATCAGCGAAAGCTTGCAAGAGTTCATTACGGACGGAGGGGCCGATACTGCGCACGAGGCGTTGTGCGACGCCATAATGAGCTGGATTGACTACCACCAGAAAGAACTTAACGAATGGCGCTATTTGGCGGCACGTCTAAACCTTCCCTTACCAAGCGACTCTTTACGCTCTTCAGAAGCGGTAGACAAGAGCAACAGCTAGAAGAGCTGCGACACAGCGCTCAGGAGCGCACCAAGAAGGTTGCGCAAGAAGATTACGAGTGGTGGAATGCCTTGCCTTATGAGGAACGGCTAAGGGCGTTTCGTAGCGTATGCCGACGCATCCAGCAAGGGGATGTAGTGGAGCGTGGATCGTATCGCCACGTGTTGTATGAAGTGTTTGGCTTCGATGCTGATGCTTATGTCGATGGGATGGATTGTGGCTATATGGACATTCACAATCTCATCGCTCGCGGGCACGAGGAGGTTCCCCATCAAGAGTCCATGTGATTCTCATCTCACCGCCCAAGGCTTTCACTGCATCGCTCGCATTCACCGGTGGTGGATGCTCAATCATCACTGATGGCACTATTGCATTGGGCAACGGAGTTATTTTCGCAGTGGGGAATAGCTCCTGTGCTTTATCAGCTAATTTATCAGCCACGTCATGGCGATGTTCAGCTTCCCATTGCTGAACTAATTCTTTCGCTTGCCTATCTACTTTCTGGAGGGTGAGAGAAGTTTTCCATGCCGCCCAGTCTGGGCGACACCATTTTGTAAGCCGTTTCATCAATGGATGAAAGGCGAGAGAAGGCCTCTTCCTGATGAGGAAGAGGCCAAGTTCGTAGCACAATGCATTGAAGATGGCCTGATTGGTCATCCTTCTTGGTAAATGCTGATGAAGATGACGCCAGTCTTCAGCAGTGGTGCCACATAGTCACGCAGGTGGACATTGTGCATACGCACGCATCCATGCGTAGCCAGAAGGGCTTGCATTGGTGCCCAAGCGCCAGGCCAGCCATTGCCACTGCCTCCGCCGTGCAACATAATTCCAGACCGTCCCACACTAGCCTCTTGCCCTTCAAGATCGATCATGTCCAAGCTGTACCACCCATAGGCCATTAGCGTGCGATCAAAGGTGGGCTTATCTCCGTTGATTTCGTAGTCACGATAGACAGTGCCTATTTTGTACAAACCTGGAGGTGTGTCCGTGTTACGCAGCTTCCATTCGTAGTCACTGCCTTGACCGCGTGCCAAAGCAGGAAGCTCCCAGAGGAGCTTCCCTTCAAAAGTGAAGCATTTGGCGGTTTCCACTACATCGTTCACGACGATATGGTGATCACCTTTCTTGAAACCGAAATCTTTAGGGGTTTTCTTGGGGCCGATCATTGGAGAAGAGCGCGTCGATTCAGGAGCATATTCCTTCATCAGTCGCGATAATTTAGCAGGATATTCTGGATCAGTTGCATACGCCTGCTCTTTAAGCATGCGTGCTGCTGCGTAGCGATTAGGAGCGTGGTTGACACCCTTGAATTGACGGTAGTCTTTATACCACCGTGTGACAAGATATTCGATGCATGCAGCAAGGCTAGGGAAATCAATAAAACCTGCTTTAATCGTCACCCATTGCCCGTCGTACCACTCTTGCGTGGTCGTGGTGGTACCACTCCCTTTTAGTCCAAGGTAATTATGAGTGCCGGAAATATGTTGTCCGAATCCGCTTTCCAAGCAGCATTGCGCCGCCGCCAATTCAGGATATCGAGCCCCACACCTGCGGGCAATCTGAAAGCATTCGTCCCAGAACGCCCGATTAGTGGGCCACATGATTTCAGTCCTTCACACGAAAAATGGCTTTCATCGCAGTGAGAACAAGTTGAATCAAGTTGTTCTCTTTATATGGAGTACGTTCAATTACTTGATCAGCAGCAGCGACGATAATGCCACCAATTACGAACCATTCAATGCCGGTCATGGACATCTCCTATGAGGTTTACTATCAGCTTAGCGCCGAATCTCCAAACTTCTCACGCGCGCCTCTAGTTGCTGAACATTAGCGGTGAGAGTATCAAGATTTTTTGTTATTGCCTCTACTTGCGTGGTAATACGAATTTGCTGCTGACCCACAGCAATCATCATTCCACCCGATGCCAATAGCATTCCAGCGGTGACTGTAGCCACAAAGTTTGCCAGCCCTTCTTTCACTGTCCGCTTTGCAGCATTTTCTTTAAGTATAGCAGCGTCTTATCCCGTGCTTTTCGGCGATAGATTAGTAACAGTCAATTGAAGATAGGCGTCATGTTTGTGGCGTTTGAGCCTGATGATTACATCACTGGACTCATTGAATTACGAAAGTCGGATGCCACACGACGCTTTAGGAAATCTATCTTCGACGACTATCCGCTGCGTGGCCCCTTAGGTCAAGCAGCTTGCGCCTACTGTGGCCGATGGAACGAGAGAAAATTGACTATCGATCACGTAGTGCCAAAGAGCAAAGGCGGAC